ATTGCTTTAGGACATCATATGGATGATATCTTGGAAACTTTGTTGATGAATATTACTTTTCAGGGAGCGTTCAGTACGATGCCTCCTAAATTAGTGATGCGTAAATTTGAGATGACAATTATTCGTCCTATGTGCTTGGTACATGAAGCGGATTTAATTGAAATGGCACGTATCCTCGGTTTTCGTAAACAGATCAAAAATTGTCCTTATGAAAGTTTGTCGAATCGTTCAAATATGAAAGATGTTTTATATTCTCTAGAAAAAATGAATCCTGAAGCACGGTATAGTTTGTGGAGAAGCATGACAAATATTCAGGAAGAACTGTTGCCTGAGATTGAATAACAATGATTTATAGTTTTATATCACTGTTTATCTGTATCTTGTTTTTTTATAATAGTCTGTTATAAGAGGTTATTTCGGGTTATTTATTTATATTTGTGTGCAACTTATGTGCAACTTAAATATAAATATTATGGCAGTATTATCAATTTACTTGGATACGAGGAAGAAAAACTCGTCTGATGTATATCCTGTTAAGTTCAGAATATATCATAATAAGGCTTTTTTTATATCGTCAGGAATGTATTCAAATGTTAATACATGGGATAATGGTGAGTATGGGAAAAAAGAACCCAACTATAAAGTGAAGAATATGGCACTCCGTAGCAAATATAATCTCCTAGAATCAGAATTGCTGTTGCTGGGGGGTAAACTGAAAGGTATGTCCGACAAGCAGCTTAAAGAACACCTTTCTAATATTATTTCATTAAAGCCTGTTACTTCATGTGACTTTTTACGTTATTATGACGAATATATCTCGTTGAAGGATAAGAAGAGCACTAAGGATAATTATATAAATACACGGAAACTGATAGTTGAATTTGATGACGCTCCTACCTTTGAGACAATAGACCGAAAGTGGCTGACATCCTTTAACCAGTTCTTGGTGGATAAAGGATATATGACTAATTATATAGGCACACATTTAAAAAACATCAGGGCTGTCTTTAATTATGCTATTGATGAAGAAGTGACAACTCTTTATCCATTCAGGAAGTTTAAAATCAAGAGGGAACAAACGAGGAAGCGGAGTTTGACGATTGATGAATTGAAATTGTTGAAAAATTATCCATGTGAAGAATATTTGGAGTTTTACCGTGATATCTTTATGCTTATATTTTACTTAATAGGCATCAACCTTGAGGATTTGCTTTTTCTCACTAAAGATAATCTGATGAATGGGCGTATTGAATATTACAGGCACAAAACAGGAAAATTGTTTTCTATAAAAGTGGAGCCAGAGGCACAATCTATACTGGATAAATATAAAGGTGATAGATACTTGCTTAATATTATGGATAACCGTAGTAATTATACTAGTTTTACTACTAGCATTGACAGAGCATTGAAACAAATAGGTGAGGTCTCTATTTTGAAAAGGGGGAAAAAGATCAGAAATCCTCTTTTCCCAAAATTGTCCACATATTGGGCAAGGCATTCATGGGCTACATTGGCAGCGGAACTTGATATACCTAAAGAAACTATATCTGCCGGTTTAGGACATGAGATTGGTTCTGATGTTACTAGTATCTATATCAAATTCGATCAGAAGAAGGTGGATGATGCCAATAGGAGAGTGATTGACTATCTGTTTGGAAAAGAAAAAGCCGGGGAATGATGCCCGGCTTATATTGTTGGTTTGAGATACAGATGGGGAGAGTAATTCTTGCCATTACTCGAAGTATTCATATTGGTCAATAAAGAAGTTTTCTATTTGTTTTACCAAATTAGGATTTTCAGTTAAAGCTATATTATTGATAAGCATATAAGCACTCTTTTCTATATTTTCTTTATGGTAAAAGTATTTATCGCTAAAGTAAGTTGCTATAATCCTTGAGTAGACTCTGTATCTTTTGGTACAACATACATCCTCGTTGAATCCATTAGCTCCAATAAAACCAAAAGAAGCTTTAGGATTATTTTGGTAAATTGATAGCATGATGTTAATGCATGTGTTTATTATTCTCCTTGGTTCATTTGTATTGGTCATTATCCTATATTTATCTTTTGATAATGAATGGTTCTTCTGATAGAATTTTACAGCATAAATATTGTGTTTGTATTCCTCTACTCGTACAATATATACTAACTTTGATTTTGTTGATTTGAATCTGTATAATAAAATATGAAGGAGACCGCTTGAGTCTCCCTTATATTTTTGGATGAAGTAAAATGGATACGCACTTTGAAGCATTATAATAAATATGAATACACAGGTATTCTTCTTTTTTTAAGCTCTTCCTTGGAAACATCAGACAAAACGAACTTCTTACTTGGATTCAGTTGCTTTGAGTCAAGTTTGTTCTTTTTTGAAGAATCTGTTTGTTGCTTTAATCTAATATCGCCCATAATATTTGTATATTATTGATTTGATGATGCAAATATAGTGAGAAAGCAAGAAAGTAACAAATAAACAAAGTCGCAAATCATTAACTGGATATAAATTTAACATAGCTTTCATCTATATGATGTAAATACTGTGTTTTTTTTATAGTTACGTGCTCGGAGAATAATTTGTAATACTCCGAATATTAGGAGTATAATGGTTAGAAAGTCAATCATAATCTTAGATATTTAGTTTGTTACTTGTCTATATCGAATAGAAGCTTCGCCTCCACTTGAAGCAGAAGGCTTTATTCCTGATAAAGAGCTTCCTATACGTAGATATTCTCCATCCATCCAAATTGCATGTTCGTTAACAACACCATTGGCATGAGTAATAATAAGAAATAGTTCACATTGGGATGATGGATATTTGATATAGTCTTTGTTTTTTATAATGGAATACGTACCTTCATAAATCAAGTTTGATGAAACGATGTCTTTACAGGTACCATCAGAGTTGAAAATATATTCTTGTGTCCAACTAATATGTGAAATATCTTCCCATCCAACGGGGCGATACACGGAGGTGTTATAGTGTTGGCTTCCTTTCCAATGCCCTACAATATTTGATAAAACATTATTATATACTTCAGTTTGAGTTTGTATCGCCTTTTCCTCTTGGCTTAATTCCTCTTCATCATCTGATGAACATGCTGTAAACAGTACCATTGGCAGTATTGTCATTAAAAATAAAATTTTCTTCATTGTTTATTTATTTAGTTTGTTCTTTGATTCATACATCTAGCAATTCTAAGATGCCATTGTCTATCCATTTTTGTTTTCCTATATTTTTTTGGATACCAGATAGTTTTATGTTAGAACCATTATCAAAAGCTATTTTTACGATAGAGTAA